AAAGCAAATGCGATCTTGGTCTTGTTACGACTGAGACCCAGTATGCCTTGAACTGCCACAGCAGTGTTGCCTGCGGCATCAATGGTGGTTCCAAAGAATGTGGTTGGATCAACAACTATGTTCATTGACAATGAGTTAGTTGAAGTTGTGGCCACTTGTTGTTTAGCTGAGGAATCAAGTTGACTCCATGTGAACACATCGTTGGCTGCGTTGATAGTTACATCTTGTAATGCGGGAACACTCAGTGGTGTACCCATGGCAATAGCAGTCACAGGTGCTGTTCCCGTCACAACAGCACTTGGGCTTGCTGCCCCAATGACGTTGATCTGTAGAACGACCTGCGAATTTGCATTGCCAGGACTTGGTGAATAAAATGCCATAATTGGCTCCTTTAAATTAGTTTAATGAATCGTAATTCTATCGTAGTGATAAGTCTATCTGCTTGAATATCTGTAGTAATTTGGCATTCACGACGGGTAAACCCTTGTGCCGCTTCAATGTCCTTGGCAGTCTTCAATTCATTTATAATATCACTGTAGTTTGCTGGTACTTGTTTAGCATCATTGGCAAGGAAGATCCTGACGATGGTAATCTCATTGTTGATGTTTGTGCCATCAAGTGTGAGTATCTGAGGGTCCACTTGAATTTGATCTATGTCAACATAAATCTTCTTCAGGTTTTTTACATAAAGTTCTGTCCCACTTTCGCTCCATGGCAATTCATTGCTGACGTTGAAGCCACCAATGTCTAGGGTTTGAATGTATTCTAAAACTTCTGTTCTCATCTCACTCTCTTAAGATTAATTTGACCTGGTTGTTTCTCTAGACTTTCAACTGTACCGTCGTTATCAAAGTCATACCAGTCGCCAGCAGTGACCAACTCATCAAACAAAAAGCTAGCTCTTTGTTCATAGTAGGCCATCTTCTGACGTTCAGCACTGTCAGCATTTGAAAAGTCTGCAACACCTGGCAACACAATTTCACTCAATGCAGTATACACACATAAGTCTGTAAAGTCAGTTTGACGTGCGTCAATCTTGTTTACTTCCAATGCGGGAATATCTGCAACAGAATTGATAGTGGTAGCAGTATTACGTTTTAGGTAATAACTTCTCCACCATTGTGTATTGCGTAGGCGTGCTAGAATCTTTTCAGTTGATCTAACTAGTGCTTTATCAATGACATCATCAGAAAGGCCCTCATTTGCTTCAAAGATACGTGTATCTTTATCCACAACATCTTGAAATTCTGCGAAACTTATTACGGTTCCTGATTCAGATACGAAGGCCATTTTTAGTCTCCTAATTACGCAATGGTGGAATCAAAAATTCCTAATACACCAGCGCCGTCATACAATTCACCAACACCATAAATTGCGGAACCAACTAGGTCAAAGCCACGCTTGGTTGCTTCACGCTGGCTTTCAATACGGATGTCTTGCATCATTGCTAGACCCAATGCGTCTTTGTGGAAAATACCACAAGCATAGTCACCAGCATTGCCGCCAACGACTTGTTCAAGGCCAACCAGGCTTGACTGATATACGGGCACGCCACCTAGGGTGCCAATAAAACCGCTACGCAATGCATCATTACCAACCATACTTGCTGGGGCAGCAAATGTAGAAGTAATTGAACTTAATACATCAAAAGCCACATTAGGATGTAGAACGATAGCACAGTCATTGCTGGTGTCATAGCCTTGACTACGAAGTTTTGCAATAGCCTTGAACAATTCAGTAGCTGAAGCAGTAGTAGCCACACCAGCGGTTGAAAGTTGACTGAAAGTGTTGAATTTCGCCATCAAGTCAGTGTCCATCTTGCGAGCAATAGCTTCGCCAAACAAACGACCAATGTCAGAAACAACATTAGAGGCTGAAGCCATCATAGCCAAGTCGCTGACCTGTGCAGTTAAACCAACTTCTGAAACGGTTAGTATAGCGCCATCTGTAGAGATTTCTGTGAATGTGGGTGCAACACCTTCAGTCATTGCTGCCGCTGTCTGCTTGGGATAGATAGGAACTGTTACAGTCTTACCTTGTCCTGCTGCCAGACTGTAGTTGCGAACTAGTCCACGCATGATAGACTTCTCGCTTGCCACGAATAATGCCTCAGCAACGATACTTGGCAAGAGGTCGTTTAGAGTGGTTGTGTTAGTAATAGTCATTTAAGACTCCTTTTATAAGTTAAGTTAGGAAAGACCCAATGTCTTTCTGTGTTCTCTATACAAGGCACGATGTTCTGGGTTGTTCATGTCTAATTTAGACACATCCAACGGAGCATTGCCCTTGCTTACAATATTGCTTTTGGAATTTGTAGTTGTAGGGTTAGCAAGTTTGAAATGCGGATTGGAATCTAAGAATTCTCGCACTAGGTCCTCAACGCCAATGGCTTCACCTTTGTCGTTATAACGGACACTTCCCTTACCATCTACTACTTCTACATCACCGCCTTCATTAAGTCTTACATTTGTTGCAAGTAGAGCCTTAACCTGTTCAGCATTCACCGCATTGTATTTGGCTGCGGCTGAAAGAATGGGCACATTCACTTTGTATTCCTTAATGATGGAATCTCTCTTGGAGATCTCAGCATCTTTTTTAGCGGCCATTTCTCGTAGTGTTTCTTCAAATTTCCCACGCTTGATTTGTTCTTCCTGTTGCTTCTTGGCAGCGTCTTCACGAAGTTGTCTAAGTTCAGCAGGATCTCCTAAATCTTCATAGGGTTTGAGAAGTTTCTTTTCCAACGACCCTTTCATACGGGCCATCATGTTGTCTACTTCTTGTTGACTATAAGTTTTTGTCGCTTGTGCCTGGCTTTCAGAATTAACGTCTGTGGCGTCAGTTGCCGTATCGTTTACCAATGTATTATCTGACATTGTGCATCGCCTCCCTTTAAGAGTATAGTAGCATATTTATTGTTTGTCATCGTCTTCAGCCATAATATTGACGATTACTGCGGATTCGCTCCCAGGGGTGTTCTGTTTTCTTTTATCTAAATTGCGTTGCTTTGCCTTTAGATGATTGTTGTAGAGTCTAGCGTCAGCTTGAATGTATCTCACAACACCTGACACTTTGTCTACAACTTTTACCTGCATCAATAGCCCTTACGCTTTGGGGGCTTGGGACGCTTCTTGTTCTTTTCAGTTCTGGAACCACGGGTTGGTAGTGCTCTCATTTTAATATTCCTCTTCTTTGTGAATGTATCCCAATGCCGCATAGTCAAGATGTTCTTGTTCAGTGCGAGCAATGTACTCTTTGCCTGTAATAGGATCACACATGATGTGTGGTTCAAACACGGGCTCTGGTGGTAGGACATCTTGTCCTTGTAGCATATCAGCGGCAAAATAAACTTCTGGATCTTCACCCAAGAACTCTGCAATCTTGCCATCAATCAAGTCAAATACCTTGGGATTGGTAGCGGCTGCTTTGGCCTGTTGCAGTTGTGTAATTTCTTGAGCAGTATCACGTATGTTGAAGCTGCCTGGATAGTCTACTTCACCATCCCACTCATAGCCCATATACTTGCACCATATCTTCCACATCTGCTCTTCTGCTAATTGTAGGTTGTCTGCCTTCTCTGAAAGGCGAGCGTTGAGTAGTTGGAACTCAGTCTCCATAGCCACGCCACTCATAACTTTTGATTCAGTGGCACGAACTGCACCAGTGTTAGCCATCTTGTCTATTGAGCTTATGCTGTGATTGATTGCTTCATATATTGATGACACATTGGCGCCAGCAAAGTCTAGCACATAGGGGCGCAAGCCTGGATCTAGATTCTCTGGCATATGAATGATAGCACCAGCACCAACACCTGCTTGAGTTTCAGGTGTCTTACACAAACTGGGATGACTATCCATTCTGATTGATTGTTCAACTTCTGAAGTAGCGTTGTATATAAATTTCTGAGCGTCGCTGATGTCCGCAATATCTGAAATTCCAAAACCGCGTATGATTGAACGACCATTGTAGGCACACACGGCTGGTATCATACCTAGACCGTTGACTTCTTCAGTCATTTCTTTTATAACATCTCGCTTGGTATCAACCACGGTGGTAGTGATTATATCACGTGTCCAAGTCTTAACCGTCTTGAGTTCACCAGTGGTTTCTTCTAGATAGCGTAGATAACTCAATTGAACACGTCCACTTGGAGCACGAGAGTATTCCCAATCCAACACTACCATTGGTGTCAGCAATGACACATAAGGGCGAACTCCTGCTGCCTGTTCATCTGCCAGGGTGACTGCACCCACATTGGGCTTGGATACTATGATCCAAGCGTGTCCAAACACTGAAGTCCATGTGGCAACATCCTTCATGAATGCGTTGAGACTTCTACCATCAAAGTCTGCATCATTGAGAAAGTCTTCAAGCTCTGACATATATTCTATTGAGCCAAACTCACGATGAGGATCTTCACGGAACAAGAATGAATTGTAAACTGAGATAACTGATTGGCAATGATTCTCCAATGGTGTTGTTCTAATGCGAGCACCATACTCATTGTCAGTTTCAAGTTGATAGCGTGTTAGGTGATTGGCATCACGATATTCCAAGCCACCAACATATGATTCTAGTAGGTATTCCCATTGAGGGAAGTAGGTTTCATAAAGTAGATTGCCCTGTAGTAGGCTTTTCAGTTCTGTTGATAGCGTGTCAATGACATTCATTTAGTTTCATCCTATTTTGTGTCCCCAACGCTGTGGTATCAGCAGTTCAGGATCTATATCTCTTCGCACTGGGAACAAGTAATCCGTCATATACCCCAATGCATCATTCATATGATCGTAGCCGCTGTCTTTGTCAGGTTGGCTTGAGCCTTCTTTGTAGACTTGACGTTCAAGTCCTTCTATTGTATATTTACACTTAGGATCAATAATCAAGTGTCTTATACCACTACTAGAACACAAACGGCTGTTGACAGCATTGATCCTATCACGTACTGGTGTGTGTGCTCTTGGTGCTTTCACAACAAAGCCAGCATTGGTCAATATCATGATGTCAGTCTGTCCACCTGCTGATGTCTTGCGTTGATTGCCTGCAGGATCTGGATAAGCCCAAATGCGAGTTTTAGGGAAGCGTTGTTTAAGTTCATTAACCATCTCTTGGGTGTTGGAACTAAACAGCCTAACTTCATCTATGATATGTAGGGTATCTCCCATCCTGACTGCAACCACAGCACTCATTGGGTCTATGTTGAAGTCCATACCAACATAGACCACATCAGGTGTTGTGCCCTCGTATTTACGCACATTGAGGGCACGATCAAATGAGTAATATATTCTACCTGAGAACGTTTCAAATGTGGCAAGGTATTCTTGGCGGAAGGTGCGTTCATCTAGATCCAGTCTAGCGGCTTCTATCTCTGAATCAGGAACTTGTCCGCCTTCAATTGTGGTAAAACTATAACTCTTCCAAGTGGGATTGTCTAGTGTGTTTTGATAGATGTTGTAGGCCCAATTCCCAATGCCCTTAGGAGTGCCAATAAAAAGAGCACGGCCCTGCTTGTCTGATAGTGTGGGCCTGAGTGTTTCATACCAAGCTTCAGGATCAATATCTGCAAACTCATCAAGCACAATAAAGTCAAGCCCAACGCCACGTAGACTATCATAATTATCAGCGCCTTTGAGGCTGATAACACTGCCATTGCGAAGCGTGATAGTGAGTTCTGTTTCATTTGTTTTTGTTATCCAATTTAGGTCTTGAAGTTTGTTCTTGAGTTTACGCCAAACAATTTGTCGTGCCATCTTGTAAGTGGGTGCCACATACCAAACTTCTTTGAGAGGGTCGCGAGCATGATAGCAGAGTTCACGTATGCTGAGGTGAGTCTTGCCAAATCTTCTGCCTGCCACTACCACACGAAAGCGAGTGCTGTCACGGGCAACGGTGTCTTGTGCGGGACTAAGCGGCACTAAACAAGGCCTCAAAGTTGTTTTTACTCTTGTTGTATTCTTCTATTCTTCGCTTGCTTATTTCAACATAAGCAGGATCCAACTCACAACCAATGTATTCATGGCCTAATTCTACTGCGGCACAACCAGTTGATCCTGAACCGTTAAATGGATCCAACACGATGCCACCTGGTGGGGTGATAAGTTTGATGAGATACTTCATTAATTCAATAGGCTTGACGGTGGGGTGATTGTTGCCTACAACACCTTGAACTTGATGTGCTTGTCCTAGGGTCTTGTTGTGTTCTAGTATCTTGTGCTTGAGTCTCTGAACATTGGTGCCAATGCTGGGATCCCATAATGGATGATTCTTGACATCGCCCTGGGCATAGTTGGCTAATGGATCTGGCACATCATCAAATCCAAGATGTCTCTCTTTACGGCTCACCTTGGGGCAGTAGAAATACTTTTGATAGTCTGCTATCTCGCCTATGACATTAGAGGGAAAGCGACCAATGTCATTGACTTCATAACCAATATGGCTGTCTTCGTTAGAAGTAATGCCTTCACCAAATGTCAGTCTGCTATGACCATTGCTACCACCACTGCGAGTGTCCGCACCTTCAATAGCAATACGAGTGGCATCAATGTTTAAGGCACCTGTGCCCCACTGCTGAGCATTCTTGGCAATGCTGAGTTTGATAGGCTTGCG